AAAGGAAGAAAAGATCGTTATGTTCCGCTTTCTGTAAAAACACTTGAAACTTTACGTATTTATTACCAGGAATACCAACCAAAAGAATATTTATTTAATGGTCAATTCGATTTACAATATTCACCAAGAAGCTGCAATCAAATCGTTAAAAAGTATCTTGGAGAAGAATTTCATTTTCATCTACTGGAATAAACATTCCTAAAGTAATTGGTGTTTTTAGGAAATTGGCGTAATTCCTAATTTTATCTAATTTACAAGATTCTTCGTAGTGCCAATCGACAAAATCTTTATCAAAAGTTGAAGTTTCCGAAAGTGATAAAACAAAGTCTGTCATTGATATTAGTTTCATAATTCTGTCGCTTCTTTTATTAGTTTTCTAAATTCATCAGCATATAAACTTGCCGATAGACTACTTATTTCAAATAATTCTTCATCTTTTACAAACCTTTGTAACATTTCAAGCATTTCAGGTGCTTTTGATATTAGTAAGGCATTGGCTTCTGACTCTTTATCAAATCCAACATTTTTATATACTTCAGCGATATAATACCCACCTTTAGTTTCTTCACGAATAGATACAACATTAGAATTATCTTTATAATCATTATTAAAAGTTTCTTCATCTATTCTCCAATTTCCTTTTGTTCCTTTAAATTCCATAACTAATTATTTTTTAAGTTGAGTGTGAATATTAAATTTTTGTTCATTTATTGTTGGTAATTCTTTTTTATCATTTTCCATTTTTGATAAAAAATCACTTAATAAATTTCTTTTTACAGTTTCCTTTGGAAGTGATAACATAGATTCAAACATTTTAGATTCTTTTGTTTTAAGACTCATAATATAGTTTGAGTAGTAATTATCCAAAACATCATCAAAAGAGTCGCAAATCGAATAAAACGCTTCTTTATTCTCAATTGTAGGGTTTTCTTTAAATTTGATTTTCATCATTTCCTTTTTTGAATAATAAAATCTCAAACTTTTACGGATTTTATTTAAAGTTGATTCGTTTGCCATTACATGAATATTAAAATTAAACAAATTAAACTAAACAAAATACCCAATGATATTCCAAACATAAAACTAATCGTCGTTTTCTTATCCATTTTCTTTTTTATTGATTTTAGATTCAAAAATATAGTAAGTAGATGTTATATAAACTGGTAAATACATATCCAAACTTTTATTATAAAAACCAAACAAATATTGAACAACACTAATATCATAAACCAATCCTCGTCCATTTCTAACAATATGGTTTATTCCATGAGATTTTAATAACTTAGAAATAGCCCAACTCTCTCTTAAAAATATTTTTGATAATTGTGTTAAGGAAATTGTATTTTCCATTACTTACTTATTTTTGACTTGGCTAAATTACAAATTAATTTTTAATTTCCAAATTTATTTGTAATTATTTTTAAAAATAAAAAACCACCCTATTAAGAGTGGTTTAATTTTAAAAAGGCAAATCATCGTGTTCTTCATTCGATATTGCTTTATTTATTTGCTCTGGAGTAAAACTAGAATTACTTTGTTCTGTATTTTGAGCTTGTGATTCGGAATTTTCTTTTTTACCTCCTAACAACTCCAAATTTAAAACATTAATACCTAAAACAGAAACTAACTCTCCAGTTTCTTTTTGCCAACTCCTAGCGGTAGGACTTCCAGAAATATAAACTTGTTGTCCTTTTTTAAGATATTGAGCTATTTGTGTGTTATTACCCCATTTTGCACATTCAAACCAAGTAGTATTTATTACCTTTTCTCCATTCGATTTGTTTGTGTAGCTTTCCGAAACTGCAACCGAAAAATTTATTACTTGGTTATTAGTTAAATCCTTTACTTCGGCATCTTGTCCTATATGACCTATTATTTCAATTCTTTTCATATTTTTTTTATTTATAATTCGCTTTTTTTAATACCGCTAATCTTTGAATATTGGTATTTTTTAGATAATTCAGGATTTCTCTCTAACTCACCGTTATGATGTAAACAACACGCTCTTAAATACCTTTTATCAATCATTAACGGGATATTATTATCTCTAGCCCATTGATCGGCAAACCCTTTTCTGCCCATTAAATGCTCTATTGTATTAGCAACGTTTTTACAACCGTCAATAAAACAAACAAATTTAGCCTCTGATAAAACTTCAATACTTACTTTTTTGTAATCAGGATTTAATTTTTTTCTTTTCTCTGATTCTTTAGGAATTTTATATAAAGACTTTAATTTTAGATTTGGAGTTTTTTGTTTAGTTTTTTGCTTTGCTTTACATTGATCACAAGGGCATTTCTGAAAGGAGTTGTACTGTTTCCATACAACTCCCGATAACTTACAAGTATTTTCCTTAAAATAATTCATTACACAGCCTTTAAATGGCTTTCATCAACATTTAATCCTGATTTATTTTCCGTTGGTTGTTCAAATAAAGTTGGATCAGCACGTTTACCTTTGAATAAATATTGAAATACTTCATCTATGATAGAATCTAAAATAGCATCTATTTCGGCTTCCAAACCAGTATCAGTATTTGATAAAATTATTCTTCCAGTATTCAAAGCTACTTTTTGAGAATGTAATGTTTCAAAAGTACTTGAAATAATAATTCCTAATTTTTCATCTTCACCACTCAAAGAAATAGAATTTACTTTTAATTGAGCTAAATTTTCTAAAGTAGGCTCAATATAAAATTCTTTTAAAACGTATTCACGTAGTAAATTGAATAATGAAATTAAATCAGGATGAGGTTGTAATGGGATTTTAACTCCTGGATATTCCCTTTTTTCGGAATCTGGATTCTCATCATGTTTGTAGAAATAATCGGCAATGGTTTTTCCATCTTTGATTTTGAATTTCTTTAACTGAAAATTGCTTTTTTTAGCATCTTTAATTTTAGTCATAGCATTAATTTTAATTATTTAAAAAATAGATTCATTTCTGTTTGTTCACTTTTAACACGTCCATAAATTCTAAATATTAATCTATCTTCACCAATATTGAATTTATCTGAAAACTCTACTACAAATTTTGTCGTATCATCTTCTATTGTGTTTGTTGTTATAATGTTTTTATTCCTTTTGACTGAATTATCTATTTGCCTTTTTGATGGAGTTTTTAAAATATCCAAAAATAATTTTTTCCAAAAGTATGAAACGTTATCCAAATCAATATGTTTCATTCTATTAATCTCGATTTCAAGTTTCATTTTTTCTATTTCTGGCAATCCTTTCAAATAAGGCAAAAGAAATATTTTACAATCTTGAACTATTTTAGAAATGATATGATAAGAAGTATTATTGTTGAAAAATAAATTTGAAGTCAAATAGTACTTATCATAAACATCGTGTCCAGCTTCTAAACTTTTTTTTACCTTTTTTATTTGGTAAAATGTAGGAGGTCTAGGTATTATTATTTCCTTTATTAATTCCATTTTTAGCGTTTTTTAATTTGTTATAGTAATGAATCCACGTTTTATAAATTGCATCTTGAATTTCTGTTTTATCAATTGCCTTATCAAATGTTTTAATGATTGAATTTACTTCCGATTCAATAAACCATTTTCCTTTTTTTTCTATCGGATAAACCTTAACTCCATTTGAAATACAAAAACTCATTTCTTTACCTATTTCCGGAACTGACAAATTCGAGTTCTGCTTTGAGGCTTTTGATTTCATTTTCTAATTTTTCTATTTGTTGCAAATTTTTTAATTCAATAGTTCTTTTTTCAGAAACAAGTTGCATATTCCTTTTTTCAATATCAACGTATTTAGAAACGGATTGTTTTGTAATTGTTTCTAAATTTATGCAATAAGATGAAACTCTCCAAACACCTTGCAAAAGACTTAACAACTCCTTTTTTTGGTCCTCTTTTTTTGAATTATTATGCCATTTAGTAAAAGCATCACAAACAAATAATAAATCTTCATCATTCTTATCTTTGGCTAATATTTGAGCAACATCCGAAAATTCAAATGAATCCCTTTTATTTTTTAAAAATCCAAAATATAAACCTGCAGCAGCATTTTCTAATTGACTTTGAAATTCTTTTTTTTGTTCAATATCTTTCATAATGCTTTATTTTAAAATGGGATATCATCTTCGTCAATTTCTTCTTGACTAATTTGTATTCCAATAGGTTTAACATAATCTTTATTAGCATAAATTTTTTGTCCATCATTTTCAAAATAAAAACGCCTTTGTTTTGAATCAAAAAACATATCAACACTTCCAACTTTAGCAACACTTTGAGGTTTAGCTTTAGTAATGATTATTTTGACTCCGTTTGGACTTCCATCGTTTCGGTGAACCGTTACCATACATTTCCCATTATTATACCATTCTGAGCCTCCTTTTAAATCGTATGGAGTAGGTGCACGCCTTTTTCCATCTTTATCCGCTTCTGTTTTAATTGGGTGAATAACAATGTTAAAATGCATATTATGTTTTTCTGACATTGCATTTCTGTAACTTAAAACATCTTCGAGATATTTATCATCCCTACCAAAAACATCACCATCTAAACCGACACCATGCTTTAAATCTTTCCAACTATCAATCGTTGCCGTATGTATTCTACCATCACCGTTTTGCTGTAATTCATTTGAAAGTTCAATAGCATAATCCCAAAATTGATAAGGCGTTATTTTTGCTTTTAAATCAGTTTTATACAAAATCTTAAAATGATGCAAAACCCATTCCATTTCTTTTAAAACTTCTTGTTCAGAAATATAATTCGATTGATAACGCTTATCAAATGTTTTTCCAGTTATTTTATGAATTAAAATAGCAATAACTTCTTCTTGAGTTCCAACATCTGGAACATAAAGCAAATGTTTCCAACCATACCATAAAGAAGTATTCAAAAGAAACTCCAAAAGAACCTCAGATTTACCACTAGCAGGAAAACCAGTCCAATCTGTACAACCAGGTAAACTCATTGTATAATGCTCATGAAAAATAGGAAACCCCAAATAAACACCACGCAAAGCCCCTTTTTCACGATATTTTAAAATTGAATCGGTAACATTTGAGCTTTTTACTATTTCAAATCCTTTTATCATTTATTTGAGTTTTACAATGTTTACTTTTTTAATTGATAATTCAGTTTTTAAATATTCTTCTTTTTCCTTGATGCTTGTGTTTGATTCCATTTTTAATGAATCTATTCTAATAAATTTATTTTTTACACGTTGGTAAAATTCTACATATTTTTCATCAATAACATCTTGAAAAGGATATTTACACCAAATGATAATTATTTTATAATAAATAGTCATAATTTTTTATTTAGTAATTAGTATGACCTTTTGGTTTAAAATCAGAATTTAATTTTAATTTATTAGAATCTAAATCTTTTTTCATCCAATTTCTTAAAGTTGCTAACCAACCTTTATTAGTTCTTTTTTCATTTTTAGAATCTGACCATAATAATACATCCTCAATGTAATGTTTAAGATTAACACCTGCATATTTTTTAACAAAATCATTATTATTTTTAAGTTCATTTTTTAATGATTCATAACTATTCCAAATACTTTCAGAAAAAAGAATTTTTGTATTATCTTTTATATTATTAGTATTTATATTATTATATGTCGGATTATTTTCCGAGTTGTTTTCGGATAAATTTCCGAGTATAGTCGGATTATTTTCCGAGTACTCGGATTTAGAAAAATTCCACTCTTTTGCTTTAATTGTTAATGCAATATAATCTTTACTATCAATCTTTTTTATAACAACTAAACCTAATTCTTCCAATTGACGATAATAACGATACATAGTATCTGTTTTATCCGTTAAAATTGGCAATTCTTCAACTGCTTTATTCTTAGAAGCAAAATAATATATTTCATTTTCAATCATTACTTTATTTGCCCAACTTGGTAATTCATAAAACCAAGAAAATAAATATGCTTGCTGAATAGTCAAACCCCATTCGGTAGCTTTTAAGTTGTTTATAGTTGTATAGTATCTCATAGTTATTTTGTTAAAAAATTATCAATATATTTTAAATCTTTTTCAGTTAAATCAAACCATTCTAAACGAATGTTTTTCTTTGAAAATTTCAAATGTAATTCTTTTTCAACTTCAATGTTTTCAACTTGATAATGATTTATTAATTCAATTCCTGGATTAGAAGTTTTTAATTGTTTAAATCTATCATTAACAGATTTTTTAGTCATACCAATTTTATAAAAATTAGTAATAGTGCATTTCATTATATAAACTATACCTTTTTTACAAATTTCTTTTTTAAATGATGGATTTTTATAATTCTTTGTAAAACCTTCCTCAAATTCGTTGTTTTTAAAATCTACATATTGAATTACTTTATCATAATTTTCAATAGTGTTATTCAACATATCTCTAATTTCAATAGCTTCTTCTTTAGAAAATTTTATATAAAATAATCCAGGATAAAAAACCAAATGTTTTTTATCAAATTCATCATGAACCACTCTCAATCCATCTATAAATTTTAAAATCCCGTAACCCATAACAATTAAAAAAGCCTTAGGTTTCGTTGATGGTGGCAACTACTCCCTTAGGCTTTTAGGTAAAAAAATATCTTCAATGTGTTAAATCCACCATAGATAACACAGATACAAATCTAATAAAAACTATTGAATATAATCAATAACATTTTCTAATTCTTTAGCTTTTTGATTAAACTCTACTGATTTACTTAACGATTCAGAACGTTTTAATCTTAAATTTTCACCTAATTTACGCCTGACTTCATTTAAAATTTGAACAATCTCTAGTTCTGTAAATTCAAAATCAACTTCAGAAGTTAATTCTGTAAAAACAGAATCTATTCTATGATTAATTTCTTCTTCCCTTGTTTTTTTACTTGGCCAAAAGTTTCTAAAAAATTTTAATACAATCATAATTTTTCTATTTCTTTTTTTACTTCATTTAAATAATCAATAGCAGAGTCTATTTTGTCTTGTAAATTTTCATGATACATAAATGTTATGTATGCAGTTGGATTTGATTTAATCATTTCATCTACGCATATTAATGCACATTGCTTATCAAATTCATATGTTGTAGGTTCTTCAAATTCGTTTGCTTTGTCCGAAAATCTATCTACCAATTCTATTGCTTTATCTTTTGGTGTCATAACTCTAATTTTAAAGTTGAATTGTTACTTGCATTATTTTTTTGACGTTC